AGCTGTTAAACCTGAGATTTGACGTAAAATAGCACCTTTACCAGCCCAAGCAATAGAAGCAATAGCATCTAAACCAAAATCAATTGTAGCGCTATCTAAGGCGCAGTTGTCAATAATGTAAGATACACCATCAATTAAAATGATTAGTCCAAATTTTTGTAATTGGTGAGAGTTAGAATTTGTTGCAACTACTGTTGCGTAACTAACACCATCTGACCAAGCTGGAGCAGTACCACCAATTGCGTCAGTGCCTAACAAAGCATTCCATAGTACCGCTTCTTCAGCAGTAATATTTACTCCGCCATCAGCAGGACGAATATAGGTGCTCATAGAAAAATCAACTGGCTCTAGTGCAGTATTAAAACTACGCTGACCACGAACTGGAGAAGCTCCTGCTTCGTTAAGTGTAACGGTTTCGGCAGTTGTATTCTGACTAAAACTAAATCCATCCATAACCTGGAGTTCTCTAGTGTTAACATCAGTAAAACCGCTGGTTGCAACGACACCTGTTTCTGAATTTACGTTAGTAGTGAAAAATACACGACTATTACGAATTAAATTAAATGACATATTTCATTTCCTTTTAAGTTTAGTATCTTCGTGCTTTAACTAGATATTTATCTGTTGTAACACATTGATACGATTTCTTACATAATTGCATAACGCACTTGTAAGTTAATTTCTCCAACTGCATAAGGGGCTAGTAGCCCTTCATCAGTAGTTATTGACTGAATTAAT